CAGTTCCCCGTTGGGCTTGATATAAGTCCGTAGGGCTTGTATAGCAACTCCTTTAGCCCGAACAGAACTATCGTACTTAGCCTTGTAGCCTAGTCTAGCCCTATTATCGGCTGCTCCAGCCTTGAACCCAAACTTATTTTTTAGCATTTTCATTTGGTCTGGTCCAAGTGTATCTATTAGACTTCGTACAAACATTATTCCTGCTTCTGTATCGTCCCCTAGTGCTTGAGTAAACTTATTTGCCATTGCTTTTTTGTCGTCTGCACTCATGGCAGTTAATACTGTTTGATATCGCCCACTTCCAGTGCCATTTATAAACGCTTGAAACAAGTCTAGTTCTGTAATTGGTGCTTTTCCATCACCACCGGATACAATAATGGTGGTTGACATGGACGCAAACAAGTCTAAAGGAATTTGATTTACAGAAGCAACTGACCCCAGTCCGTCTTCTCTTTGAACAGGCTCCAGTGTTATGGGGTCACGTTTTTTAGCTATAAAACTACTTAACAGATTAACCGCTTCCTCATCTGAGTTTGTTAGTGTTTGTAACATGGGCATGATAGTCCGTTGTATGACATCCTTATATTTGGGTCCAATAACTGTCCCCGACATTAAAACACCGAATCTTTCATTATTTTCTGTTGTTATAGGCTCTCTACTTACAACGGCGGTAGAGTCAGGGTGTTCACCTATCATTAGTTGGGTTTGTATTTTTAAAGCCTCGTTTTCGTCACCTTCCATGTCTATGGAATTAAGATACGCTTTGAAACCGGGAATTTGAAGCAACTCTCCCATTCCTTGTTTTCGTAAAATATATGCGCTACTAATTCCAACAGTATTGTCTTGTTCTAACTCACCAGTTAAAAGATTCTTTTTTTGTTGTTTTATAGCCCTAACAAATGAAGGTCCGAATTTCTTCACCCACTGATGCCCTATTGGTATTTCCCCACCAAAATCGTC